CCGGTGGTGGTCAGAGGGAACTTGTCGGAGCCGCCGCCCATGGCTTCATAGTGCGCTTTCAGAAGCAGATAATCGGCGTGTGTCATGGCTACCCATTCCAGCCCGAAAGTTTTTCTGATACGGGTATATCGGGGCCGGGTCATTTCGTAACCGCCTTCGGCGTCGGTTCTGATAGCCGGGTCGTCAGGGGTTTCTTTTATTGGGAGATTAGGCGCTGCAATACTGGGAAAGTCGGCCATAGTTATTACCTCCGGGTGTTGCTTACAGCGGTTCTAAGGCCGCCAACGTCGCGGGAATAAGCATCGAGCCACAGATTAACAATGGTTTCCTGCGGGCTCTGCTGTATTGTAGCCCGGCCCTGCATCGGAACGCCAGCGTTATTATTGATAATCACTTTCACGTCACCAGAGCCGCTGCCGCCGCCAATCTGCGAAAGAACACGCTTGTTCAGAGGTATAACGGCTTCGTCGTTTTTGCCTTCCCCGATCATGGCAAGGGTCGGGCCGGTCACAATGCCGCCTTTTGCCATGCCTGGAATTGCAAGCGCCCGGCTCATGGCAGTTAAGCTTGTCAGACCTGCAGCAGCCGCAGCGGTAGAAGCGCCGAAAGTTGCAGCGGAAACCATCGCGGCAGCAGGAGCCCATGCCTGCGCCACCATCGCAGCAGTGCCAACGCTCGAAGCAGCAACCGCTTTTTCAAGGCTGGCCGACATAGTAGCAGCAAGCTTTTTCTGAACAATCCAGCGCACAACCATTGTTATCAGCTCTTTGCCCATCTGCTTCAAAGCATCTCCGGCGCTTTGCGCTCCGGTGATAACATCGGTTAAAGTATTGGTCAGGCCGGAATACATCGTTCTGTAAGCCTCTGCCATGTAAGAAAACTGGCTGCGGTTTGCCTGCATCTGAAGATCGCGGTAGACGTCTTCGATTTCCTTTTTGCCCTCGACATGGGCCAGAAAAGCGGCCCGTTCGCTATTCAGGTATTGCATATAAGCAACGAGGCCCTTTTCCCGCGAAATCTTTTTGGCTTCGTCTTCAATCAGCTGCCCGGATTGCACATATTCAAGGCTTTTTTGCTGCTTCCATGACTCGATCTGCAGTTCAAGATCGGCCCGGCGCTGCGAAAGGTTCAGCTTTTCAAGTTCGGCTGCAGAAAGCTTTTCTTTCCACTGGTTAATATTTTTATCCCAGCGGTCAAGCCATTCATCAGCCTGGCGTTTCAGGTCATCGAAAAACTTGTCAGAGCCGCTTTTTTCCGGCCCAATTTCCTGAAATTCTTTCAGCTGCCGCTGAATTTCGGCCAATTCAGAAGCGTGCTGCCGTTCTTTGTCGGCTTCTTTTTTAAGAACTTCTTCCTTCTTTTTTAAGTAGCTCTGATCAAGCTTTTCCTTGTATTCCGCAAGGGTTTTATTATCGACGGCAGCGCTTTTTAAAGCCGCCTGCTGTTCTTGATACCAGATGTCAAGCTGTTCAAGCTCTGTTTTCGTGGTCTGAATCCATTCGCGCCGAATTTCTTCAAGAATGCGCTTGGCTTCTTCTGCAGCTTTCTTTGCCGCTTCGGCAGAGCCGGGCGCGTCTTCCGAGCCGCCGCCAGAGAAAAGGCCGGTAAGATCAGGCTTTTCGATTTTCGGCAGGGCCACGTCTTTGCCGCCGAAGCCAAGAAAGCCTTTTACCTTCTCTTTCAGGGTCTGCCAGTCTTCACCCAAAGTTGAAGTTTGCTTACTTGCCTGACGGGCTTCAAAAGCCTGACGCCGCAAAGCCGCCGCCGCGTCGTGTTGCGCTTTCAAGCCGCCGTTGAACTGGCCTGCAAGTTTCTTTTCCGTTTCAGTCAGGTTTTTAATCTGGGTATCAAGGCTTTCGACAAAGGTCGAGGTATTGTCTGTAATGTTCAAAACCTTTTTGATACCGTCCGGCAGCTTCTGCAACGCGGTTACAATACCAAGAACGGCTTTACCCATTGTGTCGGCAATAAACTTCGAGATTTTCACAACAATCAGGGTGATGCCATTTAAAGCCACTTCCCAGTAATATTTGATGTTGTTGCCTATCTCGATCATCTGATAACCGAGCCAATCCCAATTTTTATAAATCAGGTAAGCAGCAGCGGCCACAGCGCCGCCAATGGCGATATAGGGCAGCAGAGGCTTGAGCGCCGCCCAGCCTGCCAGCGCCATACCTTTCAAAGCGGTTGCAGCGCCGACAATAGCCGGAATGACGCCGGAAACAAAAGCAACCGACATTGCATAAAGACGCGGCAGCATCGAGGCCACAATCGCCCCGCCGATTGCCACAATCGTTGTTTTTATTAGGGTGCCGCCTTCGTCCCAGACTTTTACAAAGGTTTTAACGGCAAAGGCTGCAGCGGCAAAATAAGCGCCCCAAAGCAGCAGCGGAGCCACTGCGGCAAGGGCATTAACAGCCATTACCTGCAAGGCCGGTAAAAGCATGCCAAGCAGGGCCGCCGAAAGGATTGCAATATTATCCATGATTCCGGGCGGTATAAGGCTCATCAAAGCCGCCTTAATGCCCACGGAGTCGATCTGTTTTCTGAACGCCGTCAGGGCATCGCGCAAGGCCCGCAATGCTTTATCAAGGCCGAATTGTTTAATAATGAATTCGCCAAGGGGCCGCAGAATGTTTTCTATTTCGTCGCGAACCGTTGACCACATGCCCAGCAGCGTCTGGGACTGAATTGCCATCATGCCGCCAAAACGATCATTCATTCCCTCTGCAAAAGCTTGCAGGGCCATGCCTGAAGTGACTGCCCGGTCTTCAACCATCTTCATTACTTCGGGAATGGTTTTGCCAAGTTTCTGCGCCAAAATTTCAAAAGCGGGAATACCGGCTTCTGCAAGCTGTTTGATTTCCTGGGTTGCAAGAATGCCTTTTGACCGGATATCACCGAAAGCTTTAATGATTCTGCCCACGCCTTCGGTATCGAGGCCAAGCCCTGAAGCCGTATCGCCTACAAGGCCCAGAACGGTTATAACCTTATCGGCTTCAAAACCAAGCGCAAGCAGGCGTTTTGTGTAGTCGGTCAGCTCAGTGAAAGTGAAAGGGGTTTTTGCTGCAAAGTCCTGCAGGTCTTTCAGCATTTTTGTTGCGGCTTCAGCACTTCCGAGAAGCCTTTCAAAGCTTTTTGCCTGCCTTTCAAGGTCTGCTGAAGTTTTAATTGCTGCCGCGCCGATCAGGCCCATAGCCCCGGCAACCAGCGACAGCGAACGGGCAAGCGTTCTGGAAAGCTCCAAAGCTTCCGGGCCAATTGCGCGACGAATGGCGCTGCGAACCCGGCCCATTTCTTTATAGAAGCCGGAAGCGTCAGCGCCGATTGCTACATAAAAACTGCCGAGGGCTTTCCCAAGCCCTAGCCCGCTGGTTGCTCTTGCCATGTTCTTTACCCTTTCGCGTCGAAGTGCGCTTTCAAAAGCTCTAACTCACGCCGTTTTGTTTCGGCGTCGATCTTTTTAACCTTTTCCTTGCCATTGCTGCCGATCAGCTGTTCAAGTTTGATAGGCCGTTTTAAACGACCGCAGGCGTTTATAATCGCGGTTACAAAATGGCCGTTATGCTCTCTGGCCCGTTTTTCTCTGTCCAAATGGCCGTCATACATGGCCTGTAATTCGGCGGGAGTAAGCTCCCCGAACTGACGAGGGGTTAAGCAAAGAGGGCCGAAGGCGATACCCTCAGCCCTCCCTAACCATTCGTCGAATGTCGGAGCGGTTACGCTTCCCCCGCCTGCTGAGGGTCGGCAGTTTCAGCCTCGGCTTTATCGGGATTCCCGAAGCAACCAGAGGCCATAATTGCCTTGACAACCTTCTGCATCAGCTGCTCGATTTTGCCGCCGTTTTCAAGGTAGCCCTGAATCAGTTCGCCCGCTTTCCGTGTTGTCATGGTGGGGTCTTCGTGCTTCAGCCCGGCCCATACGAATGAGCGAATGGTGCCAAAGCCGAGTTTGCTTTCGTCCATCATGTCAGCCATTGAAAGCCCGGCCTGCTCCTGCAGGTCTGCGATTGCGTTGTAGTCAAAGCGCAGCATGCGGGGCTTGTCCAGAGTCACTGCAACAAAGCGGGAGCTTGTAACTGCCGCCATATTACGGCACCTCCACGAGAGCAATAGTAACGCTGGTCACGTCGGAGAAAGTTACATCGGCTTTGCCGGTCGAGGCGTCGTTGAAACGGGCCTGCGGGAAGGGGCCGATCATTCTTTCTTCGCCTGCGGTTACAGTAACCACTACGTCATGGTCGAAGCCCTGTGAGCATGTCTGGCGGCTGTTAACGGTGACAGTTATGTCTGAGGCAGCACCGTTTTTGACGTGAAGAAAGGCGCGGCCAGAGTTCAGAAAGTCGCTGCCGTCTGCGTTGGCTGCGGCGTAAGCGGTTTCAAGACCGGCGAGAGAAACAACCTGTTTGGTCAGAGTAGTTTTAGCCATGGTTCAATTCTCCTTATGCTTCTTTGTTCAGGGCACCAGCGCCTGAAAGGGTGATGCTGTAGGTCGCGGCATCATCGTAAGGGGCTTCGATCGGGAAATCGGTGATTTCGGCGAGGCCGTAACGCTTTTTCCCGTCCGGCATTGCCATTGCCACCTGCACGCGCTGATCAGTCAGGAAGGCGTTTTCCAGCGCTGCATAGCCTGCATCGTCATAAATATACAGGCCGTCAGCGTCGATGCTCCACTTTTTCAGGCCGCCGATGGTTCTTTCCCAGCCCTGCGTGGTTTTGTCCGAGGCATTGATTTCTGCCTTCGAACGGTTAAGGGTTGCGTTTCTCTGCCCGCCTACTTCAGTCCATACGGGAGAGGCTTCGGTTCCGGTGTTAACCGAAATCTTGATTGATACGCCGGTAATCGGTTCACTCATGGGTTATCCCTCCATTTGAGAAATTTTAAACCGGAGCCTGAGCACGCCGCGCCTCACGGACGCGCTTTCCCGGTATGTCGCCGTAAAATCAGCCCGACAATCGACCACCTTAAAGCCATCAGCGGAAAGGTCGAGATTTTCCCGCGCCACGGCCCGCAGCACTTCCCGCATCATTTCTTTTATTTCGGCATAGCCGTCATAATCAGAATAAAAATGCAGGGTATGTGTAATTTCATCGCCGCTGCAAACCTTTGTTCCCCAGTCTACCACGGTAGAATCACCTATGACAATATACGGTTTTTTGGGGTCTTCAGGCGGCGCATCAAAAACCCGTCTGCCAGTCGTTTTTAACCGGGCATAAAGGGCTTTCTGCAGCGGCAGGTCAGCGATATCTTTTGTGTTTAACATTACGCCAAATCCCTCACAGCCTGCTTGATTTTGCGCTCAAATTCGTTTCTGTTGGCTTCAAGCGACGGGCAAAGGTGCGGTATCGGGACAGTGCCGGGG